AAAATATAATTATAGTTATATTTTTATTTTTCAAATTTAATATGTTCTTCGAGCCATTTAAATTCGGAATCAGTTAATACTGGCTTTAGTTTTTCCATACAAAATTTGTTATAGTTAATAATCCATATTAATTCTTCTGCTGTTAATAATTTTAAATCGATTAATCTTGCCTGAATTGGTACTATAGTTAATGTCTCAAATTTATTAAATTTGTTTGACTTGTTATTTTCAAATTCGCATTTTTGAACCAATATTAAGGATTCAATCCTTATTCCAAATTTACCTTCTTCATAATATCCTGGTTCATTAGACAATATCATATTTTCTCTATATTCCTCCCCAAGATATTCATGGACTAATAAATATGAACCAACACCATGACTTGTATCATGTTCATAATCTTTACCAACCTTCCATAAAAATTGTCTACTTAAAATATCTAGTTCTTTTCTGCCCATTTTTCGATCCTCATCATATATTATACTTGCTAATGCAATATGACCTTTTAATACTCTAGTGAAACATTCCTTTTCGTAATTTGTTGGAATGCCAAAATGAACGGTTCGAGTAACATCGGTGGTTCCATTTAAATATTGTGCTCCTGCATCAATTAAATATAAACTATCTTTAGTAATTCTCTTACAAGTTTTTTTATCTGGACAATAATGAATAATTGCACCATTCGATCCAAATGCAGATATAGTCTCAAATGATAAACCCACATAGTGAGATTGTTGTTTCCTAAAAAAATCCAATTGTTCTGCTCCTGATATTTCATCAACATATTCATCATTTTCAAGTTTGTGTTGTAACCAACATAAATACTTTACAAAAGCAGCACCATCATTAATATGACAATCTACTATTCCCTTTATTTCCTCCTCATTTTTAATAGCTTTTTCTAATTTAACATAACTTTCTATTTCAGTAACATTTTTTAAAACTTTATATAAATGATAATTACATGATTCTGTGTCAACTAAATATTTTTCGTCTTTTACATCATATATTTCCTCATATTCTTTAACCATTATTAAATTTTCTTCAAAGTATTTTTTTAATTTGTCATCTATTTTTTTATTATCAACATATAAAGTTACATCTTGTTTAGAAACAATACAATAGGATTTGACAACTGGACAATATTTTATATCAGTGCCCCTAATATTTAATAACCAGGCTATTTCATCTAATGCTGTTAGGACCAGTTTTTCGTCATCTTTTAATTTGTTTCTAATATTTTCAATTTTAGACTTGACGTCTTTTCCGGCATATTTTATGTCATGAATACTAATCATCCCTTTACTCGGTTCTGGTCGATCAAACCATATGTTTTTGATCAAATTACCAACATGTTTACTATTTTTTAAATTATAATAATTAATATCTTCAACAGAAAATTGTGTTTGATTTATGCCAACTAATTCTTTTTTGTTTAGCCAATCTTTGATAGTCGGAACATCTTTTTCACCTGCTTTCATTAGTTTCCAATCTTTACTCAATTCTTTTTCTGCTTGAATGAAATATCTATTATCTGTCCATAGTAGTGCCTCATGAAGAGTTATTATTGCTGTTCCAGCTGAACCAGTAAATCCCGATATCCATCTTCTATAAGCATCACAATCAGCTACATATTCACTGTGATGATCATCACTTGTTGGTACAATATATATATTAATATTATTTTTTTTCATTTCATTACGTAGAGCTTGTAATTTTTCGGAATTATTCATGTTTATTATAATACTTTTATTATTAAGTTAATTATTTTAAACCATGAAATTTTCAATTTTTTCTCTGAGTATAAAATTTGAAAATTTAATATGAGGACTTAAAGGTGAACATATATAATCATATTATTATATGTCATTTTTAAACATATTAAGCGAATCTGAACTCTCAACATCCAGCTCAAAAAAAAATATCCTAGAAAATTTAGATACTATTTCAAATTATATTAAATTCGAAAATAACAAATCAAAAATGAAAAAAAATGATATCGTAGATATTATTAATAAAATTATTTCCTTCAAAAATAACAATTCAAATAAAAATTATAGAGAATTTATGTTTGGAAAAAAAAAAATATTATTAGATGATGAACAATATAAGATTGTAATCTGTAATAATAATAATAACATCAGAATTATTGCTGCAGCTGGATCAGGTAAAACTACCACGATTATATGTAGAATAAAATATTTATTGGATAATTTTACGACTCCAGACAAAATATTATTATTAACATTCAATGTTGATTCATGTAGAGAATTAATTAATAGAATTAATGATTTATTTGGATTTCCAATTAATATAGAAATTAGAACTATTGATGCTTTCTGTTCCAAAATTGCTAATTTATATTCTAATGATTTTGGAAAAAGAATTCATTCTCTTGTCGAATTATCAAATGAAGGCGAAAAAATATTATCCAAATATCCACAAATTATATATCCTAAATATGAATACGTTTTTTTTGACGAATTTCAGGATGTGAATGAAAGCCAATTTAATATTTTAAAAATATTTGCGGATACTGGATCAAAATTAACAGTAATAGGTGATGATAATCAAAATATTTATCAATGGCGAGGATCCAACAATTATTATATAATTAATATAGATAAAATAATCCCAAATTTTGTAACCTATTCAATATTAACAAATTATCGTAGTAACGAAAATATTATTAATGCTGCCAATTTGTCAATTAAACATAATATTAATAAAGTTGAAAAAGTAATGAAACCATGTGTAAATAATCAAAATATCATCACAAATTTCACTATAAAAAAACCAACACTAATCATGTTTCCAACAATAAATAGTGAAATAGATTTTATATGTAATAAAATCAAAGAATATAAAACAATCTTGAATTGTTCTTACCATGATTTTGCCATATTATCACGCACTAATTTATATTTAAAAAGAGTCGAAACACAATTACAAAAAAATAATTTACCATATGTTACTCTAATTTCCGATAAAAAAAATTCGGATTTTAAGCCAGCTATTAAAAATGAAAATATAATAATTTCAACAATTCACAAGGCTAAAGGTTTAGAATGGCAAGTAGTATTTCTTGTTGGTTTATCTGACAAATACTTCCCATCACATATTAATAATGGACTAAAAAATGTTGAAGAAGAAAGAAGACTATTTTACGTTGCTTTAACAAGACCAAAAAATTTTTTATATATAGTTGGAAATACTAAAGATGAGCATCCTATTTCTAGATTTATTAAAGAAATATTGCCCAGCATTGATTATGAAAATAAAACAAATAATTTCCAATATAATGATCCCCAAACCTTATTTCAAGAAAATGACGAAAATATTGAAATTACCGATTATGCAGTAACAGAAATAATAAGTTTATTAAGAGGAAAAAATATTCAAGACTTGAGAAATTTAAATTTAATTCCCGAGAAAAAAAGTGATATAAATGTTACTAATTTATTTCAAAAAGAATTAAAATTTAATTCACATATTAAAAATAATAATTTTGAACCTGATTTTGGCGAATTTTGCGACACATATTTAACCAGACTAATTTATACTAAAACAAGATATACAAACGATAAAATTACTTATATTCGTAATAATCATGTTGAAAAAATAATAAATGGTTGTGATTTGACGACAAATGAAATGAAATTATTCATTAAATATAAAATGATTATACATCATGCCAAAAAATTTCATGATTTTAATGAATCCTATAAATATATTAAAGATAAAATTGGAAATGATGCTAATGAAGTAATAAATGTATTTAATAAGGTAAATCTTAATTATGAAATTAGAGAGGAACACACGTATCCTAAAAATTTTATTAAAACACTAAAACAATCTTATCAAAGATATTTAGATATAAAAAATCCCAATGATTCAATATTAAGAGATATTTATAACATATCACTTTGTAAAGAATTTGATAAGGGTAGAAGAAGATTAATTTATCGAGATATTTTTGATATATTTATGGATAATTTTGAAGAAATTAAACAAAGAATGTTATTATATACAGAAATAATAGGAAAAAATGTCACATGTAAAACTTCGGGACATCAATTATATGAAATAAATAAAGAGAAAAAAATCGCACTATTGGGTGAATCTGATCTAATTGATTATGATAATAATATTATTATTGATTTTAAATGTTCTGAAAATGCACTAAAAATAGAATGGTTTATTCAAGTTTTGACATATTATTCCTTATTTTTAGAAAATAAAATTCTCACTGGTAAAATTAAAAAAGTCGGAATATTTAATATATTAAAAGGTGATTTATATGTTTATGATATTCCTGAAAATTATGATACAGGACTCTTACTTGATCAATATTGCGATTATATTCTTCGCGAAATTAAAAATGATTCACAAAATTCATTAAATATTAATTTATTATTAGAAAATTCAAACGAAAATATTAATAATAAAATTTATCATGATTATCAAAAAATATACTTAGAAAATAATAATGATCTTGCATGTAACACATTATGTTTTGATGTCGAAACCGGGGGATTTGGTAATAATGGGATAGTTCAACTTGCATATGTAATTTATGATGAAAATTTTAAAAAAATTAAAGAATTTAATAAATTTATAAAAAATAGATGTATTTCTAATGATGCATATCAAATTCATAAAATAACCATGGAAAAATTACAAAAATATGGTGTAGATTTTAAACTTGTTATGCAAGAATTTCTTGAAGATCTATTAAAAGTTAAAAGAGTTGTTGGTCATAATGTCATTTTTGATATAAGAGCAGTTATTCAGGACATTAAATATTTTAAACTTCTTGTAAATGATATATCAAGTTATAATCCCTTTGAAAATAAACTTATTCATTGTACTATGAGACTTGGGAAAGAAATCACAAATATAGTTGTAAATGGAAAACTCAAATTTCCTAAACTAAATGAATTATATAATCACTTTTTTGGTTTTGGTTTTGCCAACGCTCATGATGCGTTGGCTGATGTTAATGCCACAATAGCATGTTACTTAAAATTAAGAGAACTAATTGAAGATATTGATTTTATATCATCTTTGGATCTTGTGTCTAAATTAGAAAATACAGATATTGATTCTACTGCTATAGATAAGGAAATTGAAGAGAATAAAAAAGATAAAGATATAATTGAAATTGCAAATATTGCGCAAATGATACTCAAATCTGACAAACCAAATAACAAGAAAAATAATACTGAGAAAAAACCAAATAAAACTAAAAGAGAAAAATCTGATAAAATTAAAAAAAAAGAAAAATCTAATAAGATTAAAAAAAAGAAAAAGTCTCCCAGTATAAAAAATAAAAAACACAAAATATCATATAATGATATTAATAAATATTTTGATTAAAAACCTAATTTATAAATTAAAATTTAACTCGATTCACGAATCCTAATTAACAAAGCTATTATAATTAATATAACAATCAAAAAAAATAAAGGGATTAGATTTACTGAATAAAAAAAGAAAAAAATGAGATAATAATTGATCTAGTCTAACTATATTTTGATGGATATATTTTGCATCTATCTAATAATTTGTGATTAAAACGTATTTGTCTTGTATTTTCAAATGGATTAATACTTTCTTCATAAAAATCTATGGTGTTTTCATTATTTGTTGTTCCAATAAAACAATATTTCCCATTTTTTGATTTAAAAAGAATTACATTCGATTTATTACTATCAAATTTTGGTATTTTTATAACTCTCAATTCGGCATCTACTCCAATTACAAATACACATTCCCCATCATCACCTTCATTTTTTAACGATTTAAGAATCTTTTTTCCGTAAGAAAAATGAACTGATAATACAAAATTACCATTTATACTATAAAAATATTCGGCACCATTGCTACAATCATAGATAAATTCCAAACAATATTCAGAAATAATATTGCTAATCTCAATTTCAGAAATATATTTTTTTAATATTTTATGGACAAAAATTAACTTCGAATCCATAAAAAATTCCGAAAAATAACTTTTTAAAAGTTTTCTCACATTTAAGAATAATTGAAACGAATATTCTCCAGACCCATCATTAATTTTTTTATTCTGATGTCTTATTAACGGCGTATAATCACATGCTTCACACTGATATTTCGAGGACTTTTTTTCTAAATTAATTGTATTTCCTATCTGTGATTTTTCAGAATTTCGCGATTTACCTTGCCAAATATAAGACATATTATAGTATATTTATAATTAGCAAGGTAAATCGTTGTTTAGGTTTCACTCTACAAAAGAGTAGTGTGGTATGTATATATTATGTAATACCTATAAATATATTAACATTTCAATTTTTTTGTTATCTAATATCTGAAAAAACTATTTAATAAATAAATTTATGATTATTTATGGGGTAATTAGAGTATTCGTTAATCCATAAGTTAATCTTACCCCTTTCATACTTGATATCGAATTAACAGCAATAAATTTTCCCACCATATCTTCAGTCATATTTAATTTATCGGTTGCATATTTTATTCCTCTACCTTCAGCATCCATTTTTATTTTTTCTGCTGCGGCTTTACTTGATTCAACTGTTTTACTAGCTTCATATTCTGATTGCTTAAGCAAATATTCCGTTTGTGCAGTAATATTGGCTAGCATTGTATTTGTGTTTGCAACAATAAGAGCAACTTTTTGCTGATCTTCCTGTTGAATATTATTTTGTATTTCCAATGTTGTCTCTAAATATTTAATGTCAAGAGATTCTGGAAATTCGATAGAAAGAAGAATAACAAGAGGCTCTTCTATTTTAATATATGCTTTTTCTTCTAATATTTCATTTAGTTTAGATGCCATATGACTCTCAATATCAGTCCTATTTTTAACAAATTGGTCGGATGAATACATGGAAGCAACATCTTTTAATGCTGCTTTTGCTTGAGAATCTATATTACTTAAATATCCATATCCGTATGCTTTATAAACATACGGTAGATTTTGAGGTGTCAATTTGAAATAAAATATTATATCAATATCAAACTCAAGTCCAGATTCCGCAAAAACACGCAAATGCGAATTTTTTGATTTTAAATAATCAATTCTAATATATGTAGAACTAAATTCAGCTAGTGTTGATCCTGGTGACATTACATGTACTCCCTGATCGTACACATAACTGTAATCTATTTGTTTATCAATTCTAACTCTTAAAGCATACTTGTCATAATCAACGTATTTAATTGAACACGGAATTAATATTGATATCAAAATAATTGTAATTGCACTTAAAAAAGTTAAGCACCATGCTTTTTGTTTGCAATTTCCCAAATCTTCACAATAAGAATCGCAATTATAATCCCCGCTCATAATTACAGATCGTAATAATAACTTGTTCTCCTTTGAATATTCAATTGTTTTTGAATTTCAATTTTTATTTGAGATAAAAATTGAAAAAAATAATTGTCTGTTAATTCTATCATTAAGATCATTTATTATTACGCCATCTTCCGATGTTACATGATAAACGGATAAAGTGGGCTTGTTGTGCCATTTCTGCTATAATATTTATATTTTTGATAGTTTTACTACCACTATCTTTTGTAATAATTGATCAAAATAGTGTTGGTTTTGCAGAAAATAAATGGAGAGAAGAATTGCGTGGACCATTACCAAGTGGTTTTAGATATAAACGTCCAGCAGATACCATTACCGAATTTCCCATCACAATACAAAATAGTACCTTTGTCACAGATTGTATGACATATGATAAGATAGAAATAAATCTAACAATATCAATGTCATGGAAATATGATACCGATAGAATTATTGATGTTATCTATAAAAAATTCGATAATTATAAAAATTATTTGGTTTTCCTCGAAAGTAAAATAACAAGTAGTGTTATGCAAACATGTTCAAATTTTACTACTATTGACACATACGATATCCGTAATGTTTTTGAGACTAAATTATATGATAATTTTATAAAAGATACCAAAAATTACAAAGAATTTTTATGTAGTAATTTTACCTTTTTCCAATTAATTTCAATTGTCGTTCCACAAAATTTTACAGAAAAGGTAAATCAAAGAACAATTATTTTAACTGACCAAACAACACAATTAAATAATAGAACAAGTTTAATTACGAATGCAAACACCGAATTATTAAAAGCAAAACAAATAGCAATACAAAACCAAATTAAAGCTAATAATACAGCAAATCTTTACATATTAGAGGCAAACAAAACTGCAGAAATCATACAAAAACAATGGGAAGAGACCACAAATGCTTTATTATCTATTAAGACAATTAATAATTGGAATAATAGTCAGCTATTATATTATATGTATCAATTAGCATTAAAAAGATCAAATAATAGTATTATTAATCTAGAAACTTTTATGACTAATAATTTTTAATTTTTTTTTATTATTTTTTTTGAAAAAAAATTAAATTTGTGATTTTTGAAAAATAATAAATTCATTCTCTTGGAAAAAAATTGAATTTGTAATTTTTTGAATAACTTAACCGTATATTTGTACTATAACTACCCTATATCAATGACTGATTCATTTAGTGTCATTTTTAAGAACTATTCTACTAAAGAAGAAAGTAAAATTGATGTTAACGAAAATATGACAATTTCTAAAATAAAAGAAATATTGGCCGAAAAACATGCCGTTTCAACTAGTAAAATCAGATTGATTCATAATGGTAACGTTTTAAAAAATAATAGCAATACGGTTACTTCTTGTAATATTAAAAAAGATTCCTTCGTCATTTATCTTGTTAATAATAAAAATAAAGATGAGAAAAAACCTGATGAAACTAATAGTGCTTCTAGTACAACTAGTTCATCTAATGTTACATCAACAGTTTCTACAAATTCATCTACTCCTGTACAATCTAGTCAATCAGGATCTTTTAGTTCTTCTAACCCATTATTACAATTTCAAACGAATTCTACTCCAACATCAATATCTACAACAAGTACAACGAATTCAACAACTTCATCCGAAAATATTGGTATAATAAGACATACCTTGAATGAATTATCCGAAGGCAAAATAGGAGATTATTTATTAAATGTTGCTGCCAAACAGTTGATATTAGATCAGAAATTATTATTGGAAATTATCAAAAAAGATCCCATTATAAGATCACTTTACAATCAAGATCCAACTAATTTTCAAACTGTTGTTTTGGATCCATCATTATATACTGAAGAAAGGAAAAGAATCCAAGCTCAAAATGAATATTTACAACAATTAATGGGAATGGGAATGGGAATGGGAATTCAGCCGGGCTACTTTGGATATCAACAACAATCTGGAATTCCTATGGATTACGATTATACATCTTCTAGTCAATCTACGTCACAAATATCAACAACATCTGGATCACAAATTCCTGATGCTGATCCTAAAGCCAAAGATGCTTATAAAACAGTTATAGCAACTTTAGGATTAAAAAATTTAACGTTTGAAACTTTTATGCAATATTATGATATGGCTGACAAAGATATTGATAGAACCGTTGCTTTATTATATGATAGATAAAATTATTTTTTTATTCAATATATTGTTAAAAACTTGATTTTTTCCGATTAGTAAATTTTATATCAATTTAATTAGGAATTTACTAATTCTAATTATTAAATATTTTTATGTTTTTATTAATAAAAATCAATAAGTAAAAATGTCAAATTTTATTAATTAACTATAATTCTCAATTCATGATAAATAGATGTAAATATCCTTCTTTTCTTAATCTACTTATACAACCAGCTATAATTTTATTACAAATTTAATTCCATCATGTTTTTCCTTTAATTAGTTAAGATCTACATCACTATAATCTATGTTGTCATTGAAATTTTTTCCATTAAACGGGGGAATTCTTTTATTAATTTTGAAAAATTAAAATTTTTATAATA